GCGCGTCTTCCAGCTCGTCCTCAATATGCTCCATCAGCAGTTTGATTTCTTTCATCTGATGCCCTCCTGAATGTACGCATACAGCGTATCAATGTCCTGTTTCCCAATCTTGAGTGTTAGCCCGATTCCAGGGATTTTCACGGGCAGCGCCTCTGTCCCCATGTATGGCTTTGCGGCGTTGTACAGGGCGTCAACGTCCACCGTGCCATGCTCCATATCGTAAACGCCCAGCGCCTTTACCATGGGATGATCTGCGTACTGGGCAATAATCTTCGGGAAATTTGCGGTAAGCAGCCCCCCAGCCCCGGCAACCAGAACTCTGTCCCAGCCGGAAAGACTTGGAGCAATGCTTCTGTCAATGAATCTTGCAAGCCCTGCCTGCACGTTTTCCATAGGAATCATAAATTACCTCCTTGAAAGTATGGGGCGGCGGCTGCCGCCCCAATTGTCGGGAATCAACCGTTGCAGCACCCGCCGCACTTGGGCAGGGGGTTGTACAGCGTCTGTGCCGTGGTGCCGGTTCCGGTGGTCACGTCGGCAACCTGCTTCGGGTAGAAGGTCGCGTTGGCGTAGGTCACGATGGAATTGTCAGCGCAGCAGCGCCGCTCTGCCTCGATCTTGATGTCCTTGGACAGATCAGCCCGAACGCATTCCACGTCCTGACGAACCAGCGCGAAGCTGTCCTCAGTGCGCTGATTGTGCACGGCCTGATCGCACAAGGTCTTGCGAATGTCCTTGAGCTGCCCGTCAATGTAAGCGTACAGCTCAATGGATTTCTGGTCGTTGTAGGCGTTTGCCTTCAACAGCGCGATTTCGGAATCCTTGGCGGCGAGCTGCTGCTCACGATCCAGTTCATGCCGGCTCACGGGCATGTTCTCGCTGCACCCGCCCCAGCCATAGCCATAGGGCATGGCGGGCATAACGGGAGCGGTGGGAACGGGATTGCGGTTGCCGAGAGCCAGAGCGCCCAGACCGCCCGCAGCATTCATCACGCCCAGCGCCAGACCGGCAATACCCGTGCCAAGACCGGCACCGGCTACGCCTTTGCTTGCATAATCCTTTTCTACTTCCATTAGAAGTCCTCCTTCAAAATATTAGGAGGTGGCCACCTTCTATCTACAGAATAGCAAAAATCCCGACGGTAGAATCATCATCTACTCGTCGGGATTTCGTCAATAAATCGTCACGCAGAATCAGAATTTCAGATTTTCAGGGAGCTTGTCGCTGTATTTTCTGCACAATTCGTATTCTATCCGCAACTTTTTAACCGTTCTTGTGATAGTGGCTTGGGACACACAAAACTTGTGGCACTGTTTTGTCTGGCTCCATCCGGCGGCTCGGGTGCGGATAATCTTTTCCTCCAACGGCGTAAGAATCGCCAGAGAACAGAACTCATTCAGAATCACCCGATTCCACGGGACTTTATCCACTTATCACATATACTTCCTTTCTCAGCTATGCTTTGTTATATGGGGGTTGCGTCCCCTGCTGTCGGCTCGTTTTACGCCTGCCACGGCAAAAATGGTATGAAAAAAGCAACCGTTCGGAAAACCCGAATAGTTGCTTCAATCAACTTGATTATAGTGGCACTTCCCATCGTGCCATGCGCCGCACCGCTCCTTCACGCATTCTATGAATTCTGCGGTGTTGTGTTCTATCACCTGTTGTAGAGTCTGGTTGCCGCTTTCGTCGTACTCCTGCGTCGTCTGCTGAACCAGATGCCGGTTCACTGTATAGGGGCAGTACACCATGTGTGTCATCTCCTTTTCGCAAGAAAAGAGATCCATGTTCCCATAGCTCTCTCGGCTTATCCGTATATTGCTTTTCTAAGGGTTCCTGCCGTATCATCCTCGACGATTTCAAATCTTCCGCCGGGGTGGTCAGGGTTTGCAATGGGGCGAGGATTGTGCGGGTCGTAGAGATAATCTTCGCCGCTGTCATCAACAATTTGAAGTGCGCCAGAATCAGCGTCGCAGGAAAGAATCTCATATTCCTTCCCGTCCGACAAACCATCAATCCCAAAGCTCTTACCTATGTATCGAACACGCAATATATTATTTCGCCCCTTTCAGTTTAATTTCATCAAGCGGAACACCCTTGGTATTCTCGTACCAGTGTACCACATAGTGATGGCTCTTTGCATATACCGTCCCGGATTTCTTCTTCCAGCCGCTTGCGTCCCCATAGCTTGGGAAGGGGTTGTAATGTAGAAGAATAGCTGCGTGAAGGTGCTTGTGCCGCAATAGCCGGTAGTGTCAAGAGTTATGCGCAAAATTGATTATGGCTCTGGTAGAAATCTATTACAGGGGGCGGCTTAACCGCCCCTTGATTACTT